CCATTATGTTCAAATTTAAATATTGAATCGATGAAAGTAGAGTGAAATTTATTAACTTCTCTCGCTTCACGAATCAACTTAGCTATAGGAGCTTCACAATTAGTTAGCCAGTTTTGAGTGAAAGAAGGCTCTTTAGTCTTCTCAGTTAAAGGATATTTAATCTTTAACTTATCAAAAGCTTTAGCTATAGATCGTGCCGCCCATATATCTATATCTATACCCGCAGCTTTTTTAATTTTAAACAGCGCATCCTTTTCTTTTTCTAAAAATTCTTTTTTTAATAAGTCTGCACCTTCTAAATCAACTCTCACACCATGTGATCTCATGTGTAATAAAATAGGTAATAGTTCCATTTCAAGATCCCAAACATCATTTAGATCTTGTTTATGTATTTCTGATTTAAATCTTTGCCAAAGTTTAAATGTTAAAACTGCATCCTGTTCTGCATAAGGTCCTACAAATTTAGCAGGTAATTTAAACATCTCACCTTTTGCATCGATACCCCAATCCTCTGCTGCTTCTCGTAAACCTGCCTCTGATTTTAACTCAGATAAATAATCAACGGATAAAGCATTTAAACTATATCTAAATCTGTTTTCATCAATTAAAGCTGCAGCTATCATCGTATCAGCAATAGATCCATATACAGTTATACCATGTGCTTTTAGCCAGCCAATATCATAAGACGCATTGTGAAATATTTTTGTAGCTTTAGATCTACAAATATCTTGCACCCAGTTCATAACCATCATCATATCCATGTTACCACCCGCTTCGTGTGCAACTGGGTAATAACCTTTAAATGATTCTGTAGCTACAGCAACACCAATAATGTTACCTTGCTTTGTTGCCCACCCTGGTCCTTTCTCTTTAATGAATGGGTCTTTGGTTTCTAAATCTATTGCAACTTCTTTAGCATCTTTTAAATTAGGAAAGCTGGTTGGTGGTGTCCAATCAGATTCTTGAAAAGTAAAATTAATTTGATTGCTCATCCAACTCTATTCCAAGTTTAGCGTAATGAATTATTTTATTATACCTTTGTTCTGCTGTTTCTCCAGGTTTACGTCTTGTTGCGTATTTAATTATGTTTGAGTCAATTGTATTTAATTTGTTTTTCATACAATATACAACAGGTTGAATAGCATGCTGAACATAATGCTTTCCACCCTCTTGATAATCCAATGCTTTCTTTTTAGACGCCACACATCCCTTCGCATTCATTATTAAATAAATCTAGTTGATCATCTTTTTTCTTCTTTTGCAACAATTTATCAAAATCTATAGATCTTAACGGCTCTGCCCTTCTGTGTAAGTATCTTTCAATATTTTTATTATTAGCTGAGTGTCTCATCATGTCATCTATTTTACATGCTTCTTCGAACTCTTCTGGTGATTCTTTTTTAATTTCATTCCACAAAGTATTGTCATGATAAGGACATCCAATACATGAGCTCTTGGCTGGTGTTCTATAATTTTTACCATCATACCAATCTAAACAAGCCTGCCTAGACATGTTCTTATCTATCAATGGCCATATGTTTTTAATCCATTTTTCTCTAGATGGTTTCATTCTCATTGCTTCATCTGTAGATATACCAACCCATACTTCTACCCAAATACTTCTTGGAAACCTTTGCCTATCTTTTAATCCAATGAGATGTCTTATCTTTCTGTTAATAGGTGTTATCTTATAATTTCTAGTGCATTGTCTTGGTCCAATACCTATCTTTCCAGTGTCTGTGTTTTTTGCAAAAAAAGGTATGTGTAAAAAACCTTTCTCTTTACTAATTTCGTTTACAATATCTTCTTTTATACTTCCTGATTTCAAATGATTTTTACAAATAATGACCGGATACTTAAGTTGTGTTTTTAACCATTCTAAATGTTCGTAAACTTTTTTAGGTTCCCAACCTGTGTCAGCAAATATTGCATAGTCAGGTAGTGGGCCAAAGGCTCCCTCATTGGCCATGAGTGCCATTGTTGAAGATTGCACCCCAGCTCCCAAAGATAGAATCCTTAATTTAGGTTCTCCCGAATAATCCCAATCGCCTTTAGCTACTACCATAATTATCCTTTATAAACTGATTATTCAATCTTGCCAATGGGAAGTAATATTGATGATCAGATCTAAGTATATGCAGCGATTGTTTTGCTCTTGTAACACCAACATACCAAACTCTTGCCTCAGAACTTCTAGCGATTCCTACTTTGTGTCCAAAATGTGCAGGCCAATTTGCCTTTTCAAATAAACAAACATGATCTGCCTCACCACCTTTTACAGAGTGTATCGTATCTATTGTTATTCTTGATGCCATGTCTAAATCTAAGTTGTTTTCTAATATCTTATCAAAATAAAATTTATCTTTTTCTGGAAAGTTTTTGTTGAATACTGTTTGCCATGGTCCCGGATCTGCCGTTAAACCTGCAAACGTCCTTAAAAAATCTAAAGAGAGTTGCCCGGAGTCTTGGATGTTCATCCATCTTTTGCTTTCAATGGATCTCCACCCGTATGCGATCTCATTAACATAAGTGTATATTATACCAGCTTCTTCCTTAGATACAACACCATTATTCATCAATTTATTCCAGTATTTTATGGCATTCCACTTGTTTATATCAAATGATGTTTTACCCTTTGTATTTTTAAAAAATAAACCATACTTCCTAGCTTCATCTTCAAGCTCTCTAACAATCTCTTGAGTTCTACCAAGTATAAGCCAGTCACCTTTTGAGTCTTCTATCGCTTGACCAACATCTTTAAATTTAGAGTAAGTTAAAATAGTCCCTTGTTTTCTTGACGGTAGGAATTCTTTTGTAACTCTTGGTTTAATCATATCTGAAATGTATGAACTGAAGTCATGTATTATTTTAGGTATTCTATGTGACTGAGTAAGAATATATTCTTTACCAGGAAACTCTATGTAATCTCTAACATCAGCTCCATTCCATTCAAATATAGCTTGATCATCATCACCAGCTATATAAATTTTTTCTGAACTTTTAGATAATTTATGTACCATCTTCCATTGTAAAGGAGTTAGGTCCTGCGCTTCATCAATAATTAATATTTTTAAATGTGGTGCTTTCTCATGATCTATAAAGTGTGTAATCATATCTGTAAAATCAACTCTATGATCTTGTTTAAATAACTCATACTGTTCGTAAATTAATTTATATCTTGGTAGTGATGCACGTTTAAATGTTTCAGATAAAAACTGTTGCTCAGGTGTGATTAATCTATTTCTAGATTTATCATAAACTCTTAATGACCAATCGTTAAACACTCTAACACCATCATAAGTTTCATACGCAGGTTTAGCCATGCCTAAGTTTTGTGCAAACTCTATCATATCTATCTCAGGATCTATTACAGGAATAGATTGTCTAAACTTTCTACAAAAACTATGTATCGTTCTAAAATTAGTTAAGTCATCATCGTTACAATCAGGGAACTTTTTCTCTGCACGAGCCTTTGCCTCTTTGACCGCTTTGTTTGTAAAAGAAAGATAAGCAACTTCTCTTGGCATAATACCTCGTGAAAACCATTTATCTAATCTATTTAAAAGAGTTGTGGTTTTACCAGTGCCTGGAGGACCAAATATTTTAACTGTTCGGTTTTTCAAAAGGTGCCTGTTGTCGTTTGAAAGCTATGTTAGATCTCTCGATTATTGGTTCATCAATCTTTCTACATAACCACACATATTTTAATTTAAGTTTATCATAGTAATCATATTTAGTGCAGCCATTCTTTTTGAGCATACTAATTATTTCAAATTTTTTAGCTGACTTATCATTTTTTTTAATAAATTTTTCAAAAGTTCTGTATTTAAAAACAATTACTTTCTCATGTAAGAACCACATCTCCGCTTCAACTTGTGATGCATTATCTGCTTGTTGTGTTTCTTGCGTAAACTGTATCATTGTATCTTTAAATTCTTCTTCCGCCTCATTACTTTCGTCATAACCTTCGATTGGTTGTTGCATTGCTTTAAGTTTATTTAAAAAGACTCTGTATTCTTTATCTTTTACTTTTTGCCAAACTATGTCAGCTTGATCAAATAATTGTTCTGAAAGTAATTGTTGTTGGTTAAGTTGTTTACCTGTTAGCTCAACAGTCTTTTTATCTATTGTTAAAAAATAAATAGGTGGTTTAGTCTTAAGAACTTGAAAAGAATCTATAGTTGGCATGTAATCCACACCATCTATGCCATATTTAAGAGTTTTACATATCGCTGAGTTACAATGATTTTTTAAAGGTGCGTCTGTGCATTTGTATTGATAATCTTTTTTTTCATATTGTGTAATTAGAGCCTGGACTTCTCTTGCAGGTAATGGTTGAGTAAATCCTTCATTACGTTCCCAAACTTCTTTTTGCCAACCCTCAGGGTTTCTTTTCTTAGCTAATGTCGCAAAGCCAGTGAGTGCATTGTTTCTAAAACCATCGGCACAGCCGTTTCTAATCAAAGCTTGTAAACATGGTGGAAACTGATCAAACTCTTCTTCAACAGGAAAACCATCAGATGCAATAATTATTCCATGAAATTGTTTTAAATTTATTCTATATTTTTGCACCCAATCAAAAAACTCTGAGATAGGAACACCCATACCATTATCATAAATTGCATGTCTTGTTGTTCTTGCAGCTTGTTGATAAGGAATATTAAGCCAGTTACCAAGATCATTTTTATGAACCATAATCTTTCTTTGTTTAGGAAATATCTCACAACCTGATAAACCAAGATCTGCTGCTAACTCATGCAGTTTATCAATCATATCTGATGCACTGACTAACTCACTTGTATGTAAAAATAAATGTAAGCCACCAGATTTAGATCTGTAAGGCACTAATGGATAATTTTTTTTTCTAAATTCTTTAATTAAATTTTTAAAATCTATGTCGTATTTATCTACGTCTATGCACCCCCAAGTGCACATGTTATCGGATCTTATAGGTATGATACCTAAATTTATTTCTCCGTTTAAATGTCTTTGAAATAATTCGTTAGTGACAGGGCCACGTTTAGTTGTGGCCCTACCCTTTTCTTTTCCGGTCTTATGATCTCGCTCTCCGTTGAGATAGTATTCTCCGTAAGCTACATCAAGTCCGCAAAACAGCTCCTTGAATTTGTCTAACATTAGAAGGGTGTTCCAGTTGGTCTTCCTTCATTGTTAGTTGCATCGGCTACTGGTTTCGCGGTCGGTGTGTCGTTCTCGTACTTCACATTAACATTACCTTTGTGACAGCTATCATAGAAAGCCATGGCAGCATCAAGTGTCATTTGATTCTCCACGTCACCTATGTGAGCTATCTTCCAACCATACCAAGAACCTTTTGCATTTTTTTCAAGAACAGTTGTAAGCAGATATCTCTGCGTGAACATACCAGGTGTATAAAAACCTCGACCGTCAGATCGCTTGATCTTTATACTTCTCATCATGGAGTTCCACATCTTAGACTTTTTTCTTTGAGTAGCTTTCATGCTCATCAAAGCAGTCTCTTGAGGTGTACCATTCTCAACTCTTAACACAAAATGTGATGCAGTTTCTTGAACATAATTACCGTTTGGTAATCTATCCAAGTTCTGATCATCTCTTGTAGTTTGTGATAGAATATCAGAGTCAGCAGGATATGTATTGACTGGAGCGTTTGCACCCTCTTGTCTATCAGGCCATTCTAAGTATTCTAACTTATAATAACAAGGCACAATCTCAATACCCTTCTGACCATCAAATAAATCTTTGGTCACACTATTGAAGATCATTCCAGGTCTAGCATCTGCTATAAACTCTGGATCACCTTGTGTTACTTGAGGAGACAATTGACCAAGCACTTTTAAAAATGGTAGAGCTAAGTCTTTTGCACCCATGTTCTCAAAACCTTTTTCACCAAGGTCTTCAGCCACACTGGCTATACTAAACGATTGTTTAGGAGCCACTTGTTTTTGTTTTCCGTTCGCCATTATATTTTCTCTTTCGTCTTTAGTTTAGTTCTATTAGCTACATAGATGTTAAACAAATCCGCAGGCACTGTCACACCTTTTTCGATTTGTTCACGTGCCCACTGCTTAAGTTGCATCGCGTTCACTTCTTGTTTTTGAACGGGTCTATGTCCTGCCTCCTTCAAAAGCTCCAGAACCTGTTGAGCTTTTGCATCATCACCAGCAGTAAAAGATACACCTACATTGTTACGAATCAAATCTGCGTGATTATTATCACGTAAATATTTGAACGCTTCTTCTTGTCTATCTTTTGATATTCTAGCACCATAGAATGGTGTTATTTTTACTGATGTGCCGTTGGCCAAGTCTAACGATGTTACGCCAGCTTCCTGTAGTAGATTAGGAATAGTTTCCTCAGATAAAAACAAAGCATCTTTTTTAGCTTTCTTTAGCTGCTCTTCAATGTTCGCTATCTCTTTTTCTTTTTCCTGAAGTTCTACACACTTCGCTGAAATCGTTTTGACTTGTTCGTCTGACGCTTCCATTTTGAAAGCACCAGACACTTCTTGTATGTCTAGTTTATTTGCCATAATCGACCTCCACGGATACAAATAAACTATTGATTTTTATTGTCAAGTATTTTATTACCATGGGAGATGGTAACTAAATATAATTTTAAGACTGAGCCTTTTGCTCATCAAAAAGAAGCATTAACAGAATGTTGGGATAAGAAAAGTTACGCATTATTTATGGAGATGGGTACTGGCAAAACAAAAGTTTTGTTAGATAACATTGGTGCTTTGAGATCACAGAACATGATAAACGGTGCATTAATAATAGCACCTAAGTCAGTATATACCGTGTGGTATAACACAGAAATACCTAAACATTTAAACGTAGAATACGACATGATGTTGTGGAAAAGCACCACTGTAAGACAAAAGCTTGTAGATTTTATGTTAAAACCTGCAATAAAATTAA